TTTTAATACGTGGGTTGAGAAGGAATATGCGATATCTCAGATTGTCAGAGAGTCATACTATATACTGCGCGAGCTGTCGTGCGATGGGCTGACTGTTCGGGGCGTGCGCGGTATCAGAACGATATCGTGGGTAATACATAGTTCAATAGTTGTAACTACTGTGGACGATGATAGCGCGTTTAGAGAGCTATTTCTGGATAAACCTCTAGAAGATTCTGAGATAGTATATACTGAGACGCGCGCGCGCGTAAAGGGGATGGCATACTTAAAATAATTATTGACCACAAACCGCAAGTATTGCAGCGAGCACGGGCTTATCTTCGAGGTGGCAGGATATACTTTTACGATCCATGCAAAGATTTGAAGAAATTTATTGCTGATAGTGCGAGGTGTCAGTTACCGGTTGGTTACGAGCCAACGTTAAATAAAATATCTGTTATCATATCGTTTTCATTTACTGAGGATAATAAGAATTGTTTTAGAAGGTATGATATAGATAACATGATCAAGCTATACTTGGATGCTTTTAACAAAGTATTGTATAAGGATGATAATCAAGTGTGTGCTATTGTCGCAACAAAGCAGATGGATATAATTAACAACGTTGTAGTTAGTGTTAATAAGTGGAAGTAGTTCGGTGTTTAGTTGTGTTGTTACTGTTTGCTTAACTAGCATTGCAATTGTTTGGTTAACTATAATTGTTATTAAATTGATACTAACTTAAAGTAATAAACATTCCTTTAGAAATGTAATAAAGATTTCTTTAACATGTAATAAAGATTTCTTTAAAATGTAATAAAGATTTCTTTGGAGGTGTAATAAACTTATTTTAAAAAAGTCGATCAATGGGCGTGTGGATAGTTGAATGACTGAATTGCCCCCCCCCAAATATATTTAATTTTTATTTTTTTTTTTTTTTTTCAAATATATTTTATTTTTTTTTTATTTTTTTAAATTTTAATTTTTAATTTTTGTAATTTTTTTTTTTTTTTTAATTTCGGTAATTTTTTTTTTTAATTTCGGTAGAAATATTATGTATGATTGTTGTTTTAATGGTGATGTTGTGGGTAAAGATATTAGTGATGCAGAAGAATCTTTTGTAATCATATCGGTAGAGGATGGTCAATATATTGGTTTATCTTCAAATGATGCTTCGTTTGTATATAAGCAAGCGGACATGATCAACGAGGTATTGACATCGGTATTAAAGTTGAATGCCAATCGCGGTGGATATTGGGAATGGTATATATCGGATGGTGGTGATATATTTTCGGGTAAAAAGATATGAACGGTTAAAGGGTGGTATTGTATGAAGAGTTTGTGTGATTGTTTAAAATGTAGTAGTATTATGTTTGACGGTGTAAATTCAGAGATATTTTTGAATACGCAAGAAAAGATATTAACATCGATTGATTCGGTATTAAGATTACTTATGGAGTTAATCGATAAGGATTCAGGTTTTGACAGATCGGGTATTATTGAAGGTATTACTAATTCAAAAAAAGAGTTTACGGTATTGGAGTTAACGCCCGGAAAGATTCGGTTAACTGAATTCATTAATAAGTATCCATTTATGTCAAAAACTACTTTGGGTGATTTTACTAGATTAAGCGATGAAAACAAGAAATTGTGTGGTTTAGAATATTTCCGTAACAGGATATATTTGGATGAAAAAAAGGTTATATCTTTGATGCTCGACAGAAAGATTCCGCTTAGCAATCAAGCTGATAGGAATTTTAATTGTATGATAAGCTATCATGAGCCATTAATTGACATGTTAAAAGATATTGAAGAAGAAAAAAAAAGGAAAATTTCATGAATATTGAATGTATTAAATTTATTCCATATGCGAAAGGTTTTTTGCAAGGATTTGCTGATTTTTATATTTCTGATTTCGGCATAGAGATCCAGGATTGTTCTGTTTATTACAAAGACGGCAAGCGGTGGGTTAACTTACCGGCACGGCAGTACGAGAAGGAAGGGGAAAAGCGGTTTGCTCCTTATGTGCGATTCCGAAAAAAGGAAGATTGGGATAGTTTCATTGAAGCGTCGAAAGCTGCCATTGACACTTTTTGTGCTGAATCGATTCGTGCTGGTACGAGCAGAGCGGATAGTAATTCAGTTTTCAGTAAAAATTCTTCTGAATTCAGCGAGGAGATTCCATTTTAATGAAAATCAAATGGTCAATTGAACAGTGGGAATTGTCTACTTTACGGATGCTTGATAAGAATGCGCGTAGAATGACGAAGGAAGCTGCTTGTTCTTTGAGAAAGTCGATAAGCAAGTTTGGTTTATGCGAGCCGATTGTCATAAACGTTGATGGTCTCATCATAGGGGGCCATCAGCGCGTTCGATCATTAAGATCCATGAAAGTACACGTAGCCGATGTTTATGTTCCTGACAGGCATTTAACCGATGCTGAGTGTGATGAGTTAAACATACGTTTAAACAAGAACGTTGGCGAGTGGGATTTTGACATACTTGCGAATGAATGGGATGAGAAAGATTTAGTTGAGTGGGGTTTTTTCGATCATGAGCTTGATGGTATTCGTGATGAATCGGATCCAAAACCCAAAGTACATTACATTAAAATATCTTTTTGCAATGAGCAGCAGATGTTTGATTTTGAATCTGAGATGGTATATTTGATTGAGAAACATCCGGGATGTTCATATAAAATAAAATAATTATTACTACATGGGGTTTTTTTTCATGATACCGACAAGAGAGATGACAAAAAAGCGGAAAGTTCAGCCAAGGAAAACTGCTGAAACGCGAGTATCTCCGCGCGGAAGAAAGTCAAGAGATTTTGATAAAAACATATTTGAAGGATTGTGTAATATTTGGTGTACGATAACTGAGATTGAAAGTATTTTTTCTGCTGAGCGTCGAACCATTGAGTTGTGGTGTCAACGCGAATACGGTCAATGTTTAGCTGACGTATATAATCGTTACTCTGATGGTGGTAAAGCGTCATTACGGCGCAATCAGTTGATGTTAAGCAAGCGCAGTGCTGCTATGGCTATTTGGCTGGGTAAACAGAAGCTTGGGCAGAAAGAGGTTCAGGTGGATGACATTGACAGGTTAACGTTAGATAAGATCATTGGACTGATGAACAAGGGATTGGTCAAACAGACAGAAGATGAAAATGTTGATTATTCTAATGTTCAGGAAGAAACAAGGTTAATTAGTTTGCAATGACAATAACTAGCAAGCTTTGGCGACTTAATAATCTATACAGGATTATCCATAAAAATGGAACTTCCATTCCATTCAAGTTGAATCCCGTTCAAGAGCTTGTTGTAAAATGCCATCATAACAGGAAGTTAATATTAAAAGCGCGTCAGCTTGGTATGAGTACACTTAGCGTTATCAGTTTACTTGATGATGTTTTGTTTACGCCAACGTTATCTGCTGGCATTGTTTCATATTCGTTAGAGCATGCACAGCATATATTCAAAAGAATTATCGGCCATGCGCTTGATACTTTTCCCGAGGAATTAAAAAGATTTATTGGAATAAAAACCCGATCGGCTAGAGAAATATCTTTTAGTAATGGGAGCTATCTTCGGGTGGATACCACATTGCGAGGATCTACATATCAGAATATTTTGGTTTCGGAGTTTGGGAAGACGTGTGCGCGTACGCCGTATAAAGCTGACGAGGTAATTGCTGGAACTCTTAATACGGTTCCCATTGATGGTTTTGTCACCATTGAAAGCACAGGCGAGGGTATGGATGGTTATTTCGCTGACATGTGTTTAACGGCTTCTAATCGAGGTAATGAGAATCTTTCCGTATTAGATTATCATCTGCTTTTTTTTCCTTGGTACAGCGAGAAAAATTATAAAATAAGTGATAACGTTGATTATGATGTTTATCTTTCTGATTATTTCGAGGAGATAGAAAAGGAGAGTGGCTTAGTATTAGAAAAAGAACAAAGAAACTGGTATGCTTTACAAGCTAAAGTATTGGGTGATAAGTTAAAGCAAGAGTTTCCTTCTACGGTAAAAGAAGCTTTTCTTTCAAAATCTGACGCATATTATTATGCTCAAGGTGTGGAGTTAGCATATAAGGATAACCGTTGTTTATTTTCAAATATATACGATCCTATGGAGAAGGTGTATGTATGTATGGATATTGGCGTTAATGATTTGACGGTGATATTATTCTATCAGCACATACATGGCGAGATAAGAATCTTTGATATGTATGCTGATTCAAATAAAGATGTTGATTTTTATGCAAAACATCTTTTGCAGGACAAGGATTATCTTTATCATACTATATTTCTTCCTCATGACTCCGTTAAAAGAGATCCGTTGGATGTTATTAATTCTGTTGAGCGGACATTCAAAAAACTTTTTAGCAGAAGTGGCGCATTATTTAAAACTCTTTCCAGGACAGACAAGCAAGAGCTTATATCGTATTCCAAAATAAAGCTTAACAGATGTGTCTTTGACTTAAGAAGATGTAATGATTTAATTAAAAATCTTTCCAAGTATAGAAAAACATGGCAAGAACAACAAGGAAGATATATAGATAAACCTTTGCATACTGTAGAAAGTAATTATGCTGATGCGTTTCAATATTTATGCCAGAGTATTGGTATCATAGAAAAGGGTTTTTCGATTAATAATGCTTTTGAGATGCATAAATTAGCTGTTGAAAATAGAAGAAAGATGATATAAATAAGAATTAATAACAATTGGTTTTATGTCATACGACTACGATATATCAAAAGAATTTGAATCAAATTATCTTTACGCTCACGATTACTGGTCTCCTTATGTTTCTGATGCTTTAAGATATACTAAAGCTGCTGCCGGCCATACTTGGACAGATATTGAGCTGAAAGAGCTTCGGAAAGAAGGTCGTGAACCAATTGAATTTAATATTACGCGGCGACCAATAGAGTTTTTTTCTGGGTATCTGCGTGACAATCTTAATTCTATAGCGGTGGCTCCAGTTGAAGGATCGGATCAGAAAACATCCACACAGTTTACAAAGCTGTCATATGATGTATGGGACAAAGGCAGAGGGTATAACACTTTTCTAGATTCGTGCGATGAGATGTTTAAGTCGGGTATGTCATTATGTGGCATAATGATGGACTATTCAAAAGATTTTTTGAATGGAGATATTAGATTTTTCAAACGCACGTTTAACAGCTTTTACCTTGATCCTTCATTTGAGAATATAGATTTATCTGATTGTGGATTCCTTATCACAAGAGATCTTGTTTCGCGATCATATGTTCCCCAGCTTGTACCTTCTATCAGTATGAAAGATGTTGACGAGCTGCCAACGAATTTCAGAGATAATAAATTTATTTCTTATCGTCCAAGCTTAAATAACATATCTTCAAATAAAAAAATTATATCATACGATCAATACTACAGGCGTACATCAAGGAGAAGAAAGTTTTTAATCGATGAAAGAAATGATTTCTTCCGAGATATCTCTGATATGTCAAAAGAAGATCTTGATCAGTTGAAATTTGGATTACATAAAATACAGTCGCTTAATGATGAAGCACAGCTTTTCAATCTAGATAGGAATGATATTCCGCAGTTACGCATATCTAATGTAGAACGTCCATATGTTGAATTAAATGTCATGCTGAATGGAATATCAGTTTATAAAGGTGATGATAACACAGGAATAACCGAAACGTTTCCAATGGTTCCTTTATTGTGCTTTTTTGAATCTTCGTTATTGGAGTCTTCAAAACGTGTTCAAGGAATTGGTGCTTCTGAATATTCCAATCAGCGACAATTCAATAAGCGCCACATGAAAATACAAGATATGTTTGATAGCGTCATATCTACAGGATATAAGTATCTTATCGGCTCGGTTCCTGATGTTACTGATTTACAGCAAAGTGGACAGAATAAATTAATCGGTGTAGATCCTGAGCAAGCTCCCGAGGGATTAAATTCCGTTCAAGAGCTTGTGGGGGGTAATGTTCCTCCAGCGTTAATTGAGTATCAAAAAATTCTTGATGAACTATCGTTGACTTTGGCTAACGTTAATCAATCGGTTCTAGGTATAGATGAGGGGGGTAACACTCAAGTCTCTGGAAGATTGGCGCAAGTTAGAATTGCTCAAGGATTACGTTCTAACAGAAAAATCATGGATAACATTGAGTTATCGCAGCAAGTTCTTGGTGGGCTTGTCGTTAAATGTTTACAAGCAAAATATCCTCCTGGAAAGATCGAGCGTATACTGGGAGAACCTCCTACGCAACAATTTTATGATAAAGAATTTGAGCAATACGATGCTATCATAAAAGAATCCATAAGATCCAAATCACAAAAAGATGCTTACTACTATGAATTGCTCACACTTAAACGGGATGGTATTGTAAACGTTCCTGAAAATGCTATCGTTGATGCTTTGCAGATGTCTGGAATTGATGAATTGAAAGACGCTATTGAACAGCAAGCGCAGCAAGCACAGCAGCAGCAGCAGAAAGTTTCAGAGCAAGAAGTTCTTACAATGGAATTGATGAATGCTGAGAAAGAAGAGAAGATTGCTTTAGCGCAAGAACGAAGAGCAAGGGTAGTATCTGATTTATCACTGGCACAGGAAAGAGCTTCCGAGGCTGAAGAAAATAGAGCTGATGCAGCGTTGACAAGAGCAAAAACAATATCTGAGCTTGATGGTATAGATTTAGATAAGATATTAAAAATTCTTCAATTTGTTAATATGATGGAAAGACAAGAAGTGGAAGATAGAGAAAATATAAAAGAAGATATATACAATAAAGCAGATAATTTAAATGTAGATACTGAAGGATCTGCTGAACAGAAACAAGTATCAAATTTTATATTGAACAATGAACAACAAAATGCTAGCTTAGATACAGAACAACAAAATTCTAGTTTAGATACAGAAAACAACTTAGTGTAGGTATAATATGAAGAAGCAATACGGTAAAAGCATGGACAGCGCCAAGGGTTTGTGCAGCCATAAGGACAACCCTTTAAGACAACCATCGCGCGTTGAACCAATGTGCGGACCTGGCTCAAATCCTGACCAGAAGAAAGCAAACATGTTGTTGAAGCAGTGCTTATCCAAAGATGAATCATTGCGCGGTAAATCGGGGATGTAAAGCGGATTTACATGAATATGATGAAATGCCCAAAATCCGGATTGATGCTTCCAAAGAAATTCATTGATGAAAAAGAAGCTTTGAAAAAAGTCATTGACCAGTGGGTGGATAAATCCGTTTTGATGAATCAAAAAATCGATCAACCATATTTTATCGTTTTTCATGCAAAATTTGATAAATTCAATGTAGGAGAATTTAAGGTAAATCCTCCGATAATCTCTAAGAAGATACCGTCATTCTGTAGCAATCAAATAGTGTTCTGGGTATGCAATAAGCGAGGAATATGTGAAATGCTATGGATGGTGCCCCCGAAAAAACATGGGGAAAAAAAGCTTAAAGTAAATTTTAATAAAAAAGGTGTCGCCTACCTTCAAGCAAAGGGTGCCATGCCGTCGAATGCGGCGTAACAAACATTTGGAGTATTTATGAGTGATGAGATTCAGGAAAGCGAGCACGTTTCTAATGTTGCTGTCGCTCAAGAAGAAGGTGAGCAAAGAACTGCTACAGAAAACGATCAACAAGTTTCTTCGGAAGTAGAAGAAAAAATGATTCCTCTTTCTGTGGTGCAAAAAGAGAGAAAGAAGCGCCAGCAGCTACAACAAGAATTAGATTTTTTAAAGAATCAAAGCCAGCAACCACCGCAGCAGCAGCAAGATGATGAATATTCAAAATATGAATCAATCACAAGAGATGATTTAAAAAAATCTAATAGCGAAATGCTTCGATTGATCGATGAGCGTTCTTGGTGTTCGCAGCATCCTGAAAAGCATATTTATGTAGAAAATGAACTTGAAAATTTTTTAAAACAACGTCCACACCTAGCTAGTGCTATAGATAGCGCACCAAACCGAATCCAGGAAGCTTGGGAGCTTATGAACGCATTAAGTCCTAAAGCTAAAGTACAGGTAAATAAAAATTCAGTTAGAAAAGATTCGCCTTTATCGCCAAATTCGGTGCCTAAAGGTGCAAGCATAAATGAAGGATTAGATGTAATGAATATGAGTGATGAGGAATTTAGATCTTGGAGAAAGACTAAGCGTAAAAAATAGTTTTAGCATGGTAGTGGCCTAAAAAAGGGTTTCTATGTCTGTTACAACAACCTCCAACTATGGGTCTATGGTTGATTCCTGGGCCCATAGAGCTCTATTGCAAAGGCCAAAAGCGCGCAATGTGCACAGTCTTTTTGGAAGATCTTTCGACCTTCAGGAAAAGAATTCCGATACTATCACTTTCAGAAGGCAGGAAAACTTAAACAGTGATCCTGTTGTACTTCCTGAAGATGCTGATCCTGCTCCTGAGCAGATCAATCAATTCACTTTCAACGTTACCGTACAAGAATTTGGTAAAGTAGTACTCCTTTCAAGGAAGGTGCTGCTTATCGTAGAAGATGATACGGCTTTTGAAACTGCGGATAACCTTTCCCAGTGCATGCACACCATGCTTGATAAGGTTACACGTGATGTTTGGGCTAGCTCCGTTCCTCAGATTTCTTGCTTAAATGGTTCTAACGGCAATGCCATAACAGAACTTACGATGGATGATTGGGATAGAGCAATTGCTTATCTTGATGATGGTGAAACTGAAAAAATGGCTCCTGTTATTGAAGGATCATCGCGTTTCGGTACTGGCCCAGTGGAAGAATCTTACTGGGTAACATGTCATACGAAAGTAAAACCTGACGTAAGAGCGTTGGATGCTTTTGTACCTACTTCTCAGTATGGTTCTCAAGAACACGTTTTGCAAGCAGAGTTTGGTGCTGTGCAAGATGCTCGCGTTGTGACTTCTACACTAGTTAACTTTTCCAGTGATAGTCCTCCGCAATATAGCAATACGTTTATCGGTGCTAATGCTATTGGCTACGTATCTATTGATTCAGTTTCTACAGAAATGATTATGAAGCCTTTGGGATGGAACGATTATTTGAATCGCTTCCAATCGATGGGATTCTCTGCGTATTTCAATGCAGCGATTCTTGATGACTCCCACATTGTAACTTTACTTTCAACAAAAGCTTAGGGGGGTTGTTATGAGCGATTTATTTTTGGGTCAATCGATGAGTTACAGAGGTAAATTTCAATATGATGCTGGTGGTGCGTATACATTTACGCTACCTTTCCAGGCAGATAAAATTGCAGTTTACAATTACACCTCGTGGTCTGATATAGGGGCTGAGCCGTGCAGTGTATGGTTCAGGGGAATGCCAGCTGGCGATGCTATGCAATGGCAGGTTATTGCCGATAATGGAGCCACTTCCGGAGAAAACTTGTTGTTGGAGACAACTAATGGTTTCACTACTGCCAATACTGGTGGGGGAGCTACTGCTTACAGAGCTTCTATCACTGCGGTATCTAAAGAAGATCCTTGCCTTGTAACCACATCTGCGGTTCATGGTTATACTACTGGGCAACTGGTAAGAATCACGGATCTGGGGCCTGTGGGGCCTAATGCTACGGATCGTGGAATGGATGAGTTAGACGGCAATAGGTATAAAATTGTCGTTACCACTACTACAAAGTTCTCTCTTCAAGATCCTGTTACTGGTGTTGGTATTGATTCCTCAGCGTTTGTGACGTATGTAACGGGTGGTAATGTTGTTTTGGAAACTAGATTGCTAAGCAATCCAGCAGCACAAGATTATCTGCCAGTTGTGTACAAGCTTACTTTCGGAACGGCTGTTTTTGGTGGTTCATCGGATGATGACATCTTTTACTTTGAGGCATTTAAATATGGTCAAGTCGAAGATTTGGGCGATTTAGCTTCATTGAGATAGTTTAACGCCGTGGGTGGTTCGCTGCTCACGGCAAAATAAAATAAAGGTTATTATGGGAAGAACGAAAAAAAATAGCGATCCTGATATGGATCAAAATATTATGGAAAATAAAGATTTATCTTTCATTGATTCGGCGATTGAAAACACTCCTAAAGATGAGCTGGAGGATATGCCTATAAATAGCTTGAAGGAATATTTAGCATACAACAAGAGAGCTAGAGCATTGAATCATAAGCTACGTATGTGCAGGTATCCTATCAAGCAGTGCCCCGAGGAGCTTCACCCAAAGCAACGTATTGTATTCAATAGAGTAGATCAGCCAAAAAATCCTTTACCTGTGTTTCTTAGCAATGAATATATTCATTATGAGAAAAAACTTATTCCTGGAAAAACTTATGATTTACCGCATTGTGTAGTGGATCATCTGCAAAGCAAGGGCCTTCCTGTATGGAAATGGTTTGATAATCCCGATGGTTCTAAGGAAACTAGAATATCACATTATGAACCGCGCTTTGCTCTTAGATCGGTTTTCTCTGAAGACGAGGCAATGTAAAAAGTATGAGTAGAAATTTAACTGATATTTTACGAATCATGCGCTTAGCAATCGGACGACGAAATGAAAATGATCCCGATTCTGACGATACAATACTTACAAAATATATCAATGATTTCTACTCGCTAGATATGCCGAATGATTCAAAATTATTTGAATCGTTCGGTACTTTAGTTTTCTCCATAGATGAAACGGTTACTGATGGTGTTTACACCTTCAATGATTTAGGCATTTCAGATCAATTTATAAACATTTTATCAGAAGGATTTATATCTTTATCCAGTCAACCGACAGATTCCAGTTCATGGAATAGACTTTGTTTATATCAAAACCCTGTGTCTTTTTATAGTAAATGGGGTGTGAATAATGAAGCTGTGTTAACTGCTGGTTATCCTACGGATATGCTTTTTTATGGTAATCAGCTTGTTTTCAGGACGATTGCCAATACTGGATATGATGTAATATTATATGGATATATAAAAAATGATGATTTTTCTTCTGATGGGGATACTCAGATTCCGTATGATTGGTGGTTGCGATATATTGCTTATGGCGCTGCCAGGTTATATGCAGCAGATTATGAACTAGATGCTGAGCGTACTGCTAAGATAGAGAAAAGTTTTGCTAGACATAGAAGGTTAAATCTTACTAGAACACACAATCAATTAAAAACGCAGCGATGTATACCACAATTTTAATGTAAAGGTTATGTATGAGTTGGTCTTCCGTAGCTCCTGACGGTTCGCAAGCAGTAAAAGCTAATAGAAGTATACTTGATGGAAATACTACATATACAGAAACAAAGCTTAAGTTAGATCATTATTGGAATGAAGACGCAAATAATGATGGTCACCATAAAAAAATAGAAATGCCTAATGCTTTGGTTGATCCTTCGGCTTTATCTACTGGCATGAATATTTATGGTTATTGCAGAGATAAAACTGTTGCTGAATCAGCTACAGCACAGAAGTCAGAGCCATTTATTTATTCACAGGTTGGAGCGGTCAATCACTATTTGCAGCTTGGCTTTCGTGCTATGCTTAATTTTAGTATATTAAACGTTAGTCCTTTTACAATAACCACACTATACTCTCATAATTGCAGTGTAGCACGAACGGGTATTGGTACTTTTACACTTACATTTACAAACCCTTTACCTACAAGTAATTATGTTGTTTTTGGTAACGTTTTAACTTCAAGTGGAGATCCTGCTTTTATAGCAGCTGAAAGTGGAACTAAGCTTTCTAGTATGACAGATACTATTTATAAATTTACTACTTTCAATGGCGATAATGTTGTTAATCCTATTATGGTGTGTTTAGCCGTGTGCGGAGGTTAAATGCCTGTTTTCGAGATAACTGGGTATAAATCAGGTGTATCTAATTCAGGCGTTACTTACTTAGAACCTGCGGATTCATTTGAATATATATTTGATGGATTCATAAACAGGCAGCTTGTCCAATCGAGGATGGGATATTCTTTATATAATTCAACAAGATTGGCAGGAAACACCAGAGTAACAGGAATATTTGAATTCGTAAAAATAGATGGTTCTAGAGATCTTCTTGCTTCTGATATGAATTTTTTATATAAATATAACACATCCACAAAAGTTTTCGATCAACTAGTTTTTGCTGGTTCAATGGCTGGTTATGGTGGATTTAACATATCCAATAATGAAGATTATATCTCTGGAACGTTTTATCCAACGGCATTAAATGAAAACAGATTCGTTTTTTGTGGCAGGGGAATAGCTGCCAGTAATGGATCGTCAATATTTTTCTATAACGGAACAGATGTCAGGGATTTCACTAGTGTAGTGGATAATCCAACTTATGTTTCACCGTCATTGGGCTCACCTCCTGCTGCTGTAGCGCTTCAAAAATCTGTCCATGTAATCTATTTCAATGAAAGAATAAATTTTATTTATCCAACGATTGCTGCGGTTGAATATTCTAGAAGTATACTTTTTTCTGCTATAAGAAATGCTGCTGGAGATGGAAATAACTTCAATAATCCAGGTTCAGGATTACTGACGTTAGATTCATTGGGGTATATAAAAACGGCTTCTATTCTTGGTGATGAAATATGTTTAAATTTGACTGATTCATCTTATATGATTCAAAAAACTTCTGATGTTTTCAATCCATATAAGCAGAGAAAGATACCTTCCGTTATAGGAACTAACGCCAGCTTTTCGGCACAAGAATGGAATTCCAAGATACGTTCGGTGGGTAGAAGTGGAATAATTTCTACCGATGGAAGGCAATCAGGCAGGATAGATAATAAGATTCCTTATTTCACTAGAGATGAGATGGATCAAAAAGAAATAGACATTATTTATAGTGGGTTCGATAGAAGAAATGAATTGTTTTTATTTTCTTATATTTTATCAGAGTCTGGTTCAACTACTCAAAATAGAGTATTAGTAGAAAATTATGGGGAGAACTCTTGGTCAATATACAGGGCAAATTTCTCTGTTTTTGGTCAAAGTCAAGTAGGAAATGATCTTACGTGGGATGACATATTTGAAGATAACGATCCTTCATGGGCTACTTGGGATACAACGGAAGAAGTTTGGGATAAGATAGGCTTAGGGGAATCTGTAGAAAAAACCTTAGCAGGTGATGATCTTGGCTTTATATATGAATTAAACACTGATTACGATGATAATTTTGTTGATATAACTGCTATCACCAATGCTTCACAAGCTGTTTTAACTGTTAGTGAATCTTCTTTTATTGCTGGAGATAAAGTTGTTGTTAAGGGTGTTTCAGGTATGACTGAAATAAATAATTATGATCCTTCTTTAGATCCAACAAAATTTACACCATATGAGGTGGTTTCCGCCACTGACACTTCAGTAACATTGAATGTTGATTCAACCAATTTCACAGCTTACTCTTCAGATGGAACTTTATCCAAGATAATAAATTTCGAGTGTAAAACAAATCCTTTTAATCCTTTCAGATCAGAAGGAAGGAAGTGTTTTATATCAATGATAGAGTTTCTTGTTAATGTTGAAAGCAATTTTATTTACGTTGATGTATATGCAGATGATGATTTAATCAAGGAAGATGTATTATGTTCAGTCAACAGAAATAAAAAAAACAATGAGTGGCTATCTATCACAATAAACAGTGAAGCTGAATTCTTTACTTTTGTGATAAAACATTTTTCTCCTGCTGTCGGTGTGAAGTTTTCATCCATTCGGATTCATGCCAAGCCAGGAAGTTTAACAGGTGGATAATGTCAAAAATATCTGAATCGTTTGATTTTGGTGATGATAAAAACACAACTAAAGAAGAATTATTTACAGCATTAGATAGAATGTACCGTCAGCTAGCAGTATCAATAAATAAAAAGCCTGACGTATATTTTAGAAATGTTGATGGGCAGACAACAGACACAGTGCTAAGTAATGGAGATATAAACATAAATACTAGCACACTAAAAGTTGAGGTGCTAACTGAACATACTAGTACTTCCGCCGTTGTATGGACTACTATATCATGATACAATTAAATAAAATATTTTAGGTGATTTATGGCAGCATTTCTTCCAGCAGCAGTAAATATTGGGTCTTCTTTATTATCATCATATTTAAATCGTGATCGTGGATCAAAAGAAACACCAATACAAAAAGGGCAAAGAAAAACCATAGATGAGGTTTTAGCTTCATTGAAAGGTAATGGGCCATATGCTGATTTATTCAGATCCGATCAAGAAGGATTTCAAAAAAGTGTTGTAGATCCTTCCATACATCGTTTTAACAGCCAGATAGCTCCGCAGATCCAGCAACAATACATCGCTGGTGGAATGCAAAACGGGACAGGTATGCAGGATGCTTTAACCAGGGCAGGAGTCGATTTAAATAGTAATATAGATCAACTATACCTGCCATACATGCAAGGGGCGCAAAACAGGGCTGTAAGCGGTTTAAGCGGTGTTCTTAGTCAAGGTCCTGGGGTTAATACTCAAGATCAGTCAGGTAGTGAAGCGGTTGGTCAAGGCTTTGCTGGATATTTGTCGTCCCCATCGTTTGGAAAAGATTTTAATTCTATATTAGAATTTTTTAAAAATAAAACATCAGATCCAAAAGCTGGTTCAGTCGCAGAAGCTTATAGACCTGGATTTGTTTCAGATATAATGGGTTATTAAGTTATAGTGAGTTATAGTGAGTTATATCAAGGTATAGGATTAAATAATGGGATTTTCAAGAGCTTTCTTAACAGGTCAAGGTGCAGCTAGCAATTTTGATAAAAGCTTTAATCAGGCAAAAGATTCAAGTTTTATCGATAAAGTATTGACTGACACAATACGATCAAACGATCCTGGTGTGATGCAGGATACTATAGGAAAGATCCTTTCAAAAGTAGCTCCTGAGAATCAAGGGAAAGCCATTGAGTATCTTCAAAACAGATTTGATACAATCACTAAAAATCAACAGACACAGAGAAAGAGAGATGATTATTCAAAAGTTGGTTTAAATCCTGCTTTATCTTCTTTAGATCCTGCTGCACAAAAAGAATATATAAAATCTGAATCTATTCAAAATAGATACAACAGCGCTATACAGGGAAAAGTTTTTCCAGGTACGCCATCTGCAAGCCAACCAGCATATACATTGGTAGATAGTTTTCAGCAACCTGGCCAGCAGCAACCACAACAATCGCAGCAACCGCAGCAGCAACCACAACAAGCTGACAGCCAAATTCCCCAACAAGATCCAGGTAAAGACTTACAATATTCTGATTTATCGGATAATCAGGTGATAGCGTTGCAGTCAATTCCCAATCATTCGGAATCCGCTAAAGGTGAAATGCACAGAAGGATTGAACTGGATAAAGGAATAGATTCATCGTATAAAATGCACAAAGATTTTATTGATGATACGACAAATGCGTATAAATCTTTTATAACGAATACTAAGCCAAAACTTATTCAAATGTCTAGGATAGCTAATAAGAATAAATTAGCTGGCCCATTAACAGCTAAAGTATTAGAAGAATTGAATCTTCCTATAAGTTTTTTAGGAAATCCTGATAATGAAGCTTACGAAAAACTTTCTTTAGACCTGTTAAGTGGTTTACCTGATAATTTTGGAAGTAGAATATTAAAAGTTGAAGTTGAAACTTTCTTAAAAACAATACCTAGACTTCTTAATAGTTATGCTGGAAGACGTGTTATAACTTCAAATTTGATTAAGTTTGGTGAGTTTAAAGAAGTATTTTATAATTCTATGAGAAAAGTAGAAAAAGAAGCGTATGAGTCCGGCAGAAAACTTCCTCGTGATTTCAGCAGATTAGTTTTAGATAGAGCGCAGCCAGAGTTAACACAATTAATGACTGAACTTAGATCTTTAGCAGAAGTAGATCATAATAAAGTCGATCAAGCAATTAACGATGGAAAAGTTTTATTTTTTGATTCTAATGGAGTTATAAGACCTATCCCCAATGATCCAGAGATAATGAAAGCTGCTGAAGAAAAAGGAGGCAAAAGAATATGGTAGCTTCTCAGGGTTTTTCATGGGATTCATATCCTTCATTAAATGAAAAAGTACGACAACAGCAACAACAACGTCCTGGGCAGAATCAACCTGGTCAGCAGCAGCAGATGCAGCAGCAATACATTGAATCGCAGCAGCAAAAGCAACAGCAGCAGTTGCAACAGCAAGCGCAGCAAGCACAGCAACCACAAGCACCGCAGGAAAGTGAAGTTTTCGATCAGCAGCAGATGCAAGCACCGCAACAACAAGTACAGCAACCACAAGCACCACAACCACAAGCAATTGCTGAAAATCAAAATAAAATAGATGATTTAAAATTAAAACCTCCTTTTAAGGAGGAATTTTCCTGGGATGACTATCCTACTATGGATTTATACGGAAACGAGATAAACGAGAATGAAAATGAAAATATTTTTAAATATCTAACAAGAAATGCTATTTCCGGTGCTGCAAAAGTTGCTGCCGGTATCGGTGGAAAATTTGGTGATATGCAAGAATTTGCTGAAGAATTACTGATTGGAGCTCCTTATTCTGGTGGAATTATGAGCAAATCTTTCGAACAATTATTAGGTAAGGATCGATGGAGAGATTATGTTCTAGGAGATAATCTTAAAGATAAGTTTAAAGATCAGATTGATGAGAAGTCTTCTTCTGGTGGAATTCTAAATACACCTTTACAGGAATTGGTAGGTAAAGATCGATGGAGAAATATAGTTAAAGGAGGCCCTTTAGCACCAAAACTTCCTACATCAAGTGATATATCTTCGTTAATAGATGCAGCTACTGGAGGATATACAGAACCGCGCACGCTCCGCGAGCAACGGTTTCAAGAAATCGCTTCGGATGTTGGATCAGTAGGAAGAAAAGGGACTAGATTGCGTGGAGTTCCTAATGCTAGAGTAAGAGCTGGTACAAGAATACGGAAATCTCTTGTAAACAATTTGGGTATTCCTGTAGCTGCTAATAGCGCAAAAAACGTTGTTGAGGATTTAGATTTAGATAAGTCTTATGGTACATGGTCAAAAATGGCAGCGTGGACTGCTATGTCATTGATGAATAACGTTAACGCCAAAGGATACGCCGCGGATTTAATGAATGAAGGAAGAAATGGCTTTCCAAATACAGTAAGAACTAATGGGTATAGATATTCAGCAAATATAAGAAGATTTAATAGACATTTAGCAAAAGGAGATCCAAGAACTGTTATAGTCGAAGGTTTGATTGATGGAATATCTCATGATATAGGTAATGGAAAACTTACGATGAGAGATTTGATGACTAGGTATGATTCAATAAACGCAGTAAAAAGAAGTAAGGGGTTTTTTCAGCTTAATAAAGGTGGAAAAGAATATGCAATATCACAAATAGATAGACTTTTGGGAATTGTTAAAGAAGAGATAAACACATTAGGACGATCAAATCCTTCAGCTTTAAATTCATGGAATAATGGCTTACAGGCTTTTTCTTCTATACACCGAAGCAATGTTATAAAAAATTTCGTTGAAGCAACGGCAAAGGGGCCATATGCAAAAATTCTTTCTGCTCCTGTTGCTTCAATGTTTGGATTAACTGGAGCTGCTGCATATAAATTATCTCCGTATGCTGGTCCTGGTGTTACAGGTATTGCTTCTGCTACTTTAGTTCCGGCAGTATATCAAACGGGAAAAGTGGCTTACAGAGTTTTCAAGAGTCCAGTTTTAGCAAGGTATTACTGGGATGCAATGAGTGCAGCAACAAAAAACAACACATCTGCTTTTGTAAAGAATTACCAAAAGCTAAACAAAGAATATGAAAAAAAATACAGTTCAGAAGATAAATAGTTTTACCTGTTTTCTATATAAGCGAACACTGATATAAATATAATTACATAAATAAATAAGCTCATTTCACATCCTTTCCTTTATTTAATTCTTCCAATTCTTTTTTTAAAGCAATCCGCATAATTTTAGATATGCTAGAACGTGTTAAAACTGACATAATCTTTACTTTGTCGTGCATTTTTCTAGACATTACTATAGTGGTTCTAACCCATTCTTGTTCCATGACATAATTATGTACAAATAAGAATTTTCCGTAAAGTACAAAAATATTTTTAATGATAATTTAAAAATAAAACCTTGGAGGGTTATGCCTAAATTCCCTAATTCTGTGTCTTATCACGGATCAAAATCCACAAAAACAAGATCTGGTCAAGCAAGATTTGCTACTGATACCGAAGCTGCTGCTGGAACTGATGAATCTCTACTTATCAGCCCTGCCACTTTAGCGTCCGCTGTCGATGATTTAGTACCCACAGCCAGCTTGACAGTGGCAGGTATTGTTGAGCTCGCCACAGCTGC